CGTTAAAGAGATTGGCGCGGCGCTGGAACAGCCGATGGAAGAGTTGCTGCTGCATTACAGCAGCAGTTACAGCGCGGCTCGCGCTGCGATGCTGCAGGCGTGGCGGTTCTACAGCGTTCGGCGCTGGTGGCTGGCTTGTGACTTCTGTCAGCCCAGCCGAGAGTTGATCATTGATGAGGCGGTGGCCAGAGGGCTGATCCACCTGCCGGGTTATTCAGATCCTGCGAAGCGTAAAGCCTATTGTCAGGGGATCTGGATCGGCCCGGCGCGAGGCGCTATCGATGAGCTCAAAGAGGCCAATGCAGCCGGTAAGCGAATCGAAATCGGGGTCAGCAACGAAACCCTCGAAACGGCCGCGATGACGGGCGAGCCCTGGCAGCAGGTCTATCGCCAGCGTGTTCGCGAGGTCGAGCAGCGACGCGCAGACAACCTGCACATGTTGCCCAAAGGCGGCGTTATCGCTGACCCACCCACACCACCCAACGAGGAATAACCATGCCCCGCGCATTGGAGCTGGCTGCATCGCAGCCTTGGCTGATGCTGCCTGACGCCCTGGATAACCTGCTGACCATTGCTGATCGCATGGGCGATCCGGGTGCGTTGGAGAGCAAAACCGGTATTCGGCTGGAGAACAGCCGCACGGTCAGCGTTCGCAACGGCGTCGCCATCATCCCGGTGGTCGGTCCGGTTTTTCGCTACGCCAATCTGTTTACCGAGATAAGTGGCGCGACCAGCACCCAGGTACTGGCCACCGACCTGCAGTCGGCACTGGATGACCCAAGCATCAAGTCCATCATCCTCAATATCGACAGCCCTGGCGGGGTGGCGGCGGGCATCAACGAGCTGGCTGACCAGATCCATGCGGGACGCGCGCGCAAGCGCATTGTGGCCTACGTCGGTGGAACGGGGGCCAGCGCTGCTTACTGGCTGGCGTCTGCGGCCAGCGAGATTGTCATCGATGAGACGGCATTGCTCGGCAGCATCGGCGTTGTGGTGGAAGCCGTGGTCGAGGGGGAGGCTAGCAGCGGCCGCAAGCGCTACCAGATTGTCAGCCGCAACGCTCCCAACAAACGGCTCGACATGGCCACCGAAGAGGGGCGCGCCAAGGTCGGTGAAACCGTGGACGCAATGGGCGAGGTGTTTGTGGCTAAGGTCGCCCGCAACCTTGGTGTGGCATCCGACGCTGTTCCTGCAATGGGAGATTTTGGCGGCTTGCGGGTAGGTGTAGCAGCCGTTGAATCGGGTCTTGCACACCGCCTGGGCTCGCTGGAAGGACTAATTACTGAACTGGCCAAACCGGCCGCGACACAACTGAGGACATTCACTATGACCACCGTCAACTCCACCGCTCAGCTGCGCGAAGCACTGGCCGCTGGTACCGACCCAAACACCATCGAAATTGCCCAGGCCAGCCAGTCCGAACTGGAGAGCGCACGTACGCAAGCCAGCTCGCAGGCAGTCACCGCCGAGCGTGAACGGATCAAGGGCATCAACGGCTTGGCCAGCAAGGGGTTCGAGGCTGAGATCACGGCGGCCATCGATTCCGGGGCCTCGGTCGAGGCAACCGCCTTGCAGTTGTTCAAGGCTGCCCAGGACCGTGGCATTTCGTTGAGCGCCATTAAGGCCGACAGCACCCGTGCGTCGACTTCTACACCCGCCGATGGCAACGCTCAGGGTGAGCGCAAAGCCGTAGTCGGAGCCATTGTCGCGGGCGCTTCGCGTCGCTGATCAGGAGAACATCATGAGTAATCCAACCCGTCAGACCTACGTCCCCAGTCATCTCTCCGCAGGTGCATTCCCTGTGGTGATTGAGACCGCAATCATTGCGGCAGGCCAGAAACTCAAGCGCGGCGCGGTGCTCGGTCAGGTCGAAGCCTCGGGCGAGTACGTGCTCAGCGCCGCCGTTGCCGACAACGGCTCTCAGGCACCCAAGGCTGTGCTCGACCAAGACGTAGACACCACCGGCGGTGCTTTTCCAGCATCAATCCTTCTCACCGGCGAGGTGCTGGGCTCTGAGCTCATGTTGGGCGAAGGCCTGTCACTCGCAAAAGCAAAAGCAGCCCTGCGGCCGCTGTGCCTGTTCATTCGTTAACCGGAGCTTCTGATGGATATTTTTGACACCCGTACCATGCTTGAAGCCGTCGAGCAGATGCCCACGGCGCGACGGTTTCTCCTGAACACGTTCTTCAATGGCGGCAGTCCCGTGACGTTCCCCACCAAAACGGTGGACATTGATATCGTCAAAGGCCAGCGCAAAATGGCACCGTTTGTTCATCCGCGCCTGCCCGGCAGCATTTCGCTTCGTGACGGTTACCGGACTGACTCCTACGCGCCGCCGTACATCCAGCCCAAGCGTGAAACGACCGCTGAGCTGGTCCTCAAACGCTCGGCAGGGGACAACCCTTTCTCCAGCCGGTCGCCTTTGGAGCGGGCAGGCCAGATGCTGGGCAAGGATCTGCGCGATCTGGACGACGAGATCATTCGTCGCGAGGAGTGGATGTGTGCCCAGGCACTGACCACCGGCAAGGTGCGGGTGCTGGGCGACGGCGTTGATGACACGATCGACTTCCTGATGGCCAACGATCACAAGATCACGCTGGGCACCGGGCAGTGGGGCACCGACAACTCCGATCCGATTGGTAACCTGCGCACCTGGAAACGCAAGATTGCCAAAGACTCCGGCCGCACTGCCAACACTGCTGCGCTGAGCGGTGAGGCGCTTGATGCATTTCAGTCCAACCTGACGGTCATCAAGCAACTGAACACTCGCCGCGTAGACATGGGCCTGATCAAGCCAGAAGAGCTGCCAGACGGCGTCACCTATCTGGGCTACCTGAACGATCCGGGCGTCGACCTTTACGGTTATGACGAGTGGTACCTGGATGACGAGGGCGATGAGCAGCCCATGATCCCAGCAGGCGGTTTGATTCTGGGCGCGACGTCCACGCGTAACGCCATGCTTTACGGTGCGATTCAGGATCTGGAAGCCATCGAGAGCGGGCTGGTCGAAGCGGCACGCTTCCCCAAGAGCTGGACGACCCAGGAGCCGAGCGCCCGCTGGTTGAAGCTGCAGAGCGCGGCACTCGCCGGTTTGCTTGAGCCGGACGCATTCATCTACGCCAAGGTGGTGTGAGATGGCCAAGAAGCCCGGCTATATCGTGGTGGATGGCTGCATTCAGGAGGGACGCAACGTCATCCTCAGAGGCAGCCCATACACTCCGGCCAGCAAAGAGATGGAGGATGCGCTGGTTGCAGAGGGGCGTATCGCCATGAGCACGGACCCTCGGGCGCAAGAGGCCCTCCAGTCCCAGGCAGCTAGCGGTGGCGATACTGACGACGCCACTGACGGTGACTGATCATGAGCTTTCGAGAACTGGCTGAGGACATGGACGCCCAGATTCTTGAATCTCTGGGCGATGTCGCAACCGTCGACGGACGCGATATCGCGGGGTTTCTTTCAATCCCGTGGCTGCAACCCAAGCTCGGACGCATCAACACCGGCATCAGGGAGCCGCACTTCGCGATACGTGTTCATGATGCTACTGCGGTTGCGATTGGTCAGATCGTCTCCATCGACCTGCCTGAGCAGGACGGTGGCGGTCGGTATGACCTGGTCGGCCTGGAGCCTGACGGTACCGGCTGGGTATCTCTTATCCTGAGGCTTAAGCGATGAGCATAGGCAGCTTCTACAAGCAGTCAGCCAAGGACGGCATGATCACCCTGCAGCCTTCTGCGGCTGACCTGGAAGCGTTCAAGGACTTTGCTGCAGCGGTTCCCAAAGCTGCGGCAGCGGCCCAGCGGCGAGCCATCAACAAGACGCTACGCTGGTTGCGCACGCACATTGCCAGGGCAGTTGGGCGGCAAGAGCGCATCGCGGTCGCAGCCGTTCGGCAACGCCTCCGGGCCTACCCGGTCAGCGGTGGCGCGATGCGCGGCAAGCTTTGGTTTGGTCTGGATGCCATTTCTGCCAGTCGTATCGGCCGTGCGCGTCAGAGCCGTACCGGCGTATCCGTTGCCGGTCGCCGTTATCAGGGCGCGTTCTTCAAAACGGTTTACGGCGGCAGTCCCGATATCTGGATCCGCACCGCGAGCAAGCACTTCGACTCAGGTGCGTATGCGGAGACAAGACAAGGCAAACGTCGCTCCGGCTTTATCGAAGAAAACGGCAGCCGCTTTCCATTGGCCAAAGCCAAGGTATCGCTTGAAGAGGCGAGGCCACATTTCGACAGCTGGGTGAAACGTGCTGATGAGCGCCTGCTGGAGATCCTCAAGCAGGAGTTCAATTACGAACTGCAGAAGCACTTGAAAGGAACTGCCCGTGCCTGACCAAGCGTTCAGTCTTGATTCGCTTTACGAAGCGATGGAGCGACACATCAGTGCCGCGATAGTCGGGCTTGAGTACGTCGGCACCATGCCGGACATGCTTGAGCAGGTCGCTGTGCCAGCTGTGCTGATCGAACTGGTGGAACTGGAGCCAGGTGTTGATCAGGGCACCGGGGAAATGGCCTTGATTGCCCGGTTCGAAGCACGGGTCATCGTGGGGTCAGAGCGCGAGCAATGTCAGCAGCAGGCAGCCTTTGCAGCCTCGCAACTTGCTGTCCTGCTCAGGCTGCAAACCTGGGGGCTTGAAGTCGAGCCTTCCGAGTTTGTCCGGGCCGCGCAGGACTGGTCGCGTCCCGAGCTGGACGGCTACGCGGTCTGGGTCGTCGAGTGGACTCAGGGGATCTACCTCGGCGAGGAGGAATGGCCGTGGCCAAATGAGCCGCCCGGCACGCTGGTGTTCGCGTTCAGTCCCGACACCGGGCGTGACAACGAAAACCACTACCAATCGCCTGAGGACATGTGATGAGTTTCGCGTTGGCTGAACATGACCGCATGCTGGCTGGTGTGGTGAAGGACTGCTACGTCGTAGCGCTGGACCTCACCGCTTCACCTCCGGTCTGTCGTGTTTCAGACGGAAACTGGGTGAGTGCCTGGGTGCGCTGGCACAGCGTTGCGGCGGGCAAGGCGCGACACTGGCGGGCACCGACCCTTGGTGAGCAGGGCACGTTGTTCAGTGCCAGCGGTGACGTGTCGCAGGGCACGTTCATTCCGGGGCTGTATGGCAATGCCGGTGCCCAGCCTGATAACCGCGACCATGTCGAAGTCTGGCGCTTTGACGACGGCGGCTCCCTGATCTACGACTGGCAGGCCAACACTTACACAATTGATCTGCCCTCGGGAACGGTGGCTGTCACAGTCGGAGCCAGCTCGGCCGTTGTGACCGATGACTCTATCACTGCGACCGCCGGAACGATCACTGCCAAGGCAGCCACGATCACGCTGGATGGCAATGTCACGATCAGCGGAACGCTCGCCGTAGTCGGTGATATCCATGGCGGCGGGCAGATTATCGACACGGGTGGCAACACCCCGAACCACAAGCACTGACCCGGCCCGCACTGCGGGCTTTTTAATGTCTGGAGATATCTGATGGCGACAGTAAAAATCGATAAGGCTTCTGGTGATCAACCAGCAGCACCAACAAGCCAGGTCACACCCACGGCGATATCGGTTGCGGACGCCGTGTCTCCTCCCGCGCCCGCAGTAGCGGTGCGGATGTATCGAGACAATCTGTTCACCTCGCGCACGCTGATTCTGCCGGATGAACGCACGCTCGCCGTCGCCAAAGGGATCGTCACGGCGCAGGCAGATGACACCGTCGCGCTGGAGTATTTGCGTGCACACCCGGACCTTGAGCCGCTGGAGTAATTCATGATCGGAATGGATCGCCGTACCGGTCAGCCCGTCTCCGGCCTGGCGCACCTGCGGCAGTCCATCGAAGACATCCTCACTACACCTATTGGCAGCCGCCGCATGCTGCCAGAGTACGGCAGCAAGATCAGGCGATTCGTGGACTTGCCCGTCAATGATGGTTGGAAGAGCGCCGTGCAGGCCGAGGTAGCAAGATCGCTTTCACGCTGGGAGCCGCGCCTTCGCCTTGAGCGGGTGAGGGTGATCGCCGTTCTGAACGGACAGGTTACTTTGCAATTGACAGGCACCTACCTCGGTGACAACGCAGTATTGGAGGTAACGGCATGAGCCTGATCGAATTGTCGGCGCTGCCCGCGCCCCAGGTGCTCGAAGACCTGGACTTTGAAGAGGTCTATCAGGGAGAGCTGAGTGCATTTCGTCAGCACATGGGCGATAACTGGAGCGCCTTGCTGGAAAGTGATCCGGTAACAAAACTGCTTGAGCTGGGCGCTTATCGGCGGCTTCAGAATCGCGCCCGAGTCAACGATGCGGCCAAGGCTCTGCTGCTGGCGTATGCCCGAAAGGCGGATCTCGATCAGTTGGCGGCCAACGTTAATCTCAAGCGCCTGGAGATTCAGGCTGCAGATCTGAACGCCGTGCCGCCTACCGCTGCGGTCATGGAGGAAGATGACGCTTTACAGGAGCGTGTTCAGCTGGCCTATGAAGGTCTCACCACGGCGGGGCCTCGAAACAGTTACATCCTGCATGCTCGCAATGCGTCGGCGCTGGTGGCCGACGCAACCGCTGAGAGTCCCTCTCCAGCCGTGGTGGTCGTCACGGTGCTCGCGCTCGAAGGCAGCGGTGTGGCCAGTGCGGATCTGCTGGAGATCGTTCGGCTCAACCTCAGTGACGATGATGTGCGTCCCTTGGCGGATCGCCTGACAGTACAAAGCGCAGAGATCCTGCCCTACCGAATCAATGCGGTCGTTCATATGACGGGCAGTGGTCCTGAAACCGAGGCGACTCTGGCCGAATGCAAAAGCCGTCTGCAAGACTGGATCAATCCCCGAAGACGGCTGGGCCTTGAGGTTGCTCGTTCAGGCGTAGATGCGCAGTTGCACATCAGCGGTGTCAGCCGGGTTGATCTGCAGGGCTGGACCGATATCCGCCCGACGAAGGCGCAGGCAGCCTGGTGCGAAGCATTCACTGTGACGCGGGGGAGTTGAGATGACCAGCTTGCTCCCCCTCAATAGCACTCCGCTTGAGCGTGCCATTGAAGTTGCGACGGATGAAGTGACCCAGATTCCACTGCGCACTTTGTACAACCCACAGACCTGTCCCGCGCACTTGCTCTACCACCTTGCGTGGGCCTGGTCTGTGGACCGTTGGGATGATGGATGGTCTGAGCCGGTAAAGCGTGCAGCCATTGCCGCTTCGTTCTTCATCCATGAACGCAAAGGGACGATTGGCGCTATACGCCGAGTGGTTGAACCGCTTGGCTACCTCATCGATGTCCTGGAATGGTGGCAGGCCGTACCTGAGGGCATCCCCGGTACTTTTGCCCTCAAGGTGGGTGTGCTGGACACCGGCATCACCGAGGAGATGTATCAGGAACTGACGGCCCTGATCGATGACGCCAAACCTGTCAGCCGTCACATGCTGGAACTGGCCATCAGCCTTGAAACGACCGGCCGTTTCTACATCGCCGCTTCGGTCTCTGAAGGCGACGAAATCGATGTTTACCCACCGGTACCGCGTGACATTGAAGTCACGGGGCATATGGGGCTGGGTGGGCGTGAAACCACTATCGATACTCTGGATGTCTTCGCATGATCGATCAGACTTCGCAATTCTTTGCCACCCTGACCAATGTCGGTGCGGCAAAGCAGGCCAATGCCGATGCCCTCGGTGTGCCTTGGAAAATAGCTCAAATGGGTGTGGGTGATGCCAATGGTGCTGACCCGGTGCCAGATGCTTCACAGAAAAAACTGATCAACGAGCGCCGTCGTGCTCCGCTCAATCAGCTCAAGGTTGATCCGGCCAACAACGCGATCATTATCGCCGAGCAGGTTATCCCTGCTGAAGTCGGTGGCTTCTGGATTCGTGAAATTGGCTTGTACGATACGGATGGGGATCTGGTGGCGGTTGCGAACTGCGCGCCGTCGTACAAGCCGTCACTGGCACAAGGGTCTGGGCGCACGCAGATCGTGCGCATCAACCTGCTGGTCAGCAATACCAGCAATGTCGAGTTGCGCATTGACCCAACGGTTGTGCTGGCAACACGTTCCTTTGTGGATCTGCGGATTCAAGAAGAGCTTTCCAAACTCGACAATAAACAATCGGCTCGTGCTGCTACGACCGGCCCCATTGCCCTTGTTGGCATCCAGACGGTCGATGGCGTTGCGCTCGTTGCAGGCGACCGGGTGCTGGTGAAAAATCAGGCCAGCGGCAAAGACAATGGTCTGTACTCAGTCGTCGCGGGTAATGCCTGGTTGCGCGTCGTTGACGCGGATGTAAGCGTGGAGGTGACACCTAACCTGATGGTCAGCGTCGAGCAGGGTGACACGTTGTTCGACACGCTTTGGCAGTTGACGACAAATGCGCCAATTACCTTGGGTACGACTGCGCTGGCGTTCGAGCAAGTGGCAGGTCCGACTGGCGTTTTACCCGGTACTTACAACCGGGTCACGGTAGACCGACGCGGCCTGGTGATGGCCGGTTTCAACCCGACCACCCTGGGCGGTTACGGTATCGCTGATGCTTACAGCAAGACGGACATTGATGCGCGGGTGGCGGCGTTGCAGCCCAAACTCGGGTTTGTTCCTGTGCAGCAGGGCACTGGCGCGGGCCAACTGAACAATCAGGTCAGGCTCGGCTGGTCGGGGAGCGCGCTAAAGGCTGCTGTTGATAATACTGATTTGGGCAACCTCTGGTATTCGGGCAACTTTGACCCGGCCACCAAGGCCAATGTGGGCAGCACGTTGTTTGCTTACGGCATCACCGATGCCTACACCAAGGCGGAGGTTGATCAGCGAGTTTCAGAGCGCGCTTTAAGGACAGAGGTGTATGCCAAGTCCGACGTCTATACCAAGACTGAAACCGATGCACGTGACGCGCAACGGCCGCTTGCGGACAGCATCACGAACATCGGGCTTGCGGCCAATGACCCGACCCAGCCTTACATGCGGCGTGCCAGTGACAACACGACGTATTTTCTTCAGACGAGGCTTGGCTTTGTGCCTGTCCAGCAAGGTACCGGGGCAGGCCAGTTAAACAACCTGATCAAGATCGGATATACGTCCGCAGGTCAGGTTAAGTTGGCGGTCGATAACACCGACTTCGGGAATCTCTGGTATTCCGGCAACTTTGATCCGTCCAAAAAAGCGAACGTCGGTTCGACGTTGTTTGCATACGGAATTACCGATGCTTACACCAAGGCTGAGGTCGATGCGCGTGATGTTGAACGTGCTTTAAAGACCGAGGTTTATAGCAAGGGCGATGTCTACACAAAAGCAGAAACTGATACGCGCGTTGCAACACGGCCAGTAGCTGACTCAATCACGCATGTAGGCTTTGCGGGAGATAATTCAGCAGCGCCCTACATGCGGCGCGCTGCCGACAGTGCAGTTTATTATCTGGTCAGCGACCTGAACCTCGGGGCAAAGGTTGCGGCGCAGGGGCTTACCGGCATTGGGCAATACGCATTTGCGCGAGTCATTACCGCCTACGGAAATTCAATTAACCAGGGCACTTCAGTCCCCGGCTCTAACCTTATTTTCAGTTCCACGGCTGTGGGTGATGGCACAAGCAGCAACTCCGGCGCTATCGCAATAGGTGTTTGGCGCGCCCATGGTGCTTTCAACAATACAGAGCGCACGCTCTTTCAACGAATCCAGTAGGTCTAAATATGTCCAATGTATTAAATGCCCGCAATCCGTACTGGTCTTCTCAGGCTCGCGCTACCATCGAATTGATGGTGGTTTTCGAGGGGCTGGAGGAAACACATGGAGAGTTACCGTTCACGGCTTCTCCCCACGACCCAGAACCCCACGGTGTAGAGCTGTACGAACGAGCCTTGGCGGGTGAGTTTGGCCCGGTTCAAGACACGCCGATTGAGCTGGTGCGTGTGCAGGTCATGTGCGCTCGTGGCGACCGTTCGGCTGCAGCCACTGCCCGTATTGATGAGCTGGTCAATCAGTACGAGGAGTTGCAGGACGCCGTGTCACTGGATATGGCGACCGACGACCAGCGCAAAGCGCTGCCCGCTGTCAGGGCTGAGATTGATGCGTATCGTCTGTATCGCGTGCAGCTCGGCCAGCTCGATACGAAGCCTGGCTACCCGCTGGACTTTGAATGGCCTACGCCGCCTGCGAATCCGTTCGTGTACGAGCCGCCCGAGCCGGAAGCTCCTGCGCAGGACGTCAGCGACGACGATCAGCAAAGCACCTAACGCCCCGCACTGACGGGGCGTTTTCTTACCCGCTATTCGCATTCCACCAATAACCCCGCTGATCGGGGTTTTTTCGTTTCTGGAGATCGTCTTATGAGTTTCTTCCACGGCGTGACCATGACGGCCGTCGACACGGGCGCACGTACCATTTCGTTGCCCACGTCCTCGATCATCGGTCTGGTCGATACGTTTACCGAGGCCCCCGGTTACAGCGCCAAGGCCAATGACCTGGTGCTGATCACTTCCGAGCGCGAAGCCATTGCAGCGTTTGGTCCTGACTCGGCGATTACTAAAGCCTGTCAGGCGGTCTACGTGCGGGCCAAGGCGGTGATCGTTGCTTGTGGCGTTGCCAAACTGGACGATGCTGCCCTGCAAACTTCCGCCATCATCGGCGGTGTCAAAGCCGATGGCACACGTACCGGGCTCCAGGCACTGCTCGATGGCAAGAGCCGCTTCAATGCCCAGCCACGACTGCTGATCGCGCCCAAGCACAGCTCGATTCTGGCGGTCGGCACCGCTATGGCTGCATTGGCAGACAAACTGCGGGCGCTGCCGATCTTCGATGGCCCCAACACCACAGACGAAGCGGTCATGGCGTATGCCAAGAACTTCGGCCGCAAGCGCTCTTTCATGGTCGACCCCGGTGTCCAGTATTGGGATACGACGGCCAGTGAGACGGTCGATGCACCGGGCTCCGCGTGGGTGGCGGGCCTGTTCGCTTGGACCGACGCGGAGTACGGCTTCTGGGCGTCGCCGTCGAACAAAGAGTTTGCAGGCATCACGGGCACCAAGCGGCCCATCGAGTTTCTGGACGGTGACGAAACCTGCCGGGCCAATCTGCTCAACAACGCCAATATCGCCACCATCATCCGTGATGACGGCTATCGGTTGTGGGGCAACCGCACGCTCAGTAGCGATCCCAAATGGGCGTTCGTCACCCGCGTGCGCACCATGGACATCGTCATGGACGCGATCCTCTACGGGCACAAGTGGGCGGTCGACCGCTCGATCACTGCCACCTACGTCAAGGATGTGACCGAGGGCCTGCAGGCGTTCATGCGTGATCTGAAGAATCAGGGTGCGATCATCAACTTTGAGGTATTCGCGGATACCGAGTTGAACACGGCCAGCCAGCTGGAGCAGGGCAAGGTGTACTGGAACATCCGTTTCACCGACGTGCCGCCTGCCGAAAACCCCAACTTCCGCGTTGAAGTCACCAATCAATGGCTGACCGAAGTGCTCGACTCTGCCGCTTAAGGAGCTGCAACGATGGCAATGATTCCCGAAACACTGAGCAATCTGAACCTGTTTGTGGACGGTGTCAGTTTTCAGGGCGACGTGCCCAGCCTGACCCTGCCCAAGATGACGCTCAAGACTGAAGAGCATCGTGGCGGTGGCATGGACTTGCCGGTTGAGCTGGACATGGGCATGGAAAAGCAGGAGTCCAACTTCACCACCACGGGCGTGCGTCGCGAGTCCCTGAAGTTCTTCGGTCTGGCGGATGGCACGGCCTTCAACGGCGTGTTCCGTGGTGCCTTTAAAGGGCTCAAGGGCAAGATCACCCCGGTCGTGGTGACCCAGCGGGGCCGACTCAAAGAGGTCGACATGGGGGACTGGAAAGCGGGTGACAAGGCCGAGATCAAACACGCGGTCGCGCTCACGTACTACAAGCTGGAAGTAGATGGCCGTGTGGTCTACGAGATCGATGCGCTGGGCATGAAGCGCGTGATCAATGGTGTCGATCAACTCGCGGCAGAACGTTCCGCCCTTGGCCTCTGATAGAAGGAAACATCCTGTGTCTCAAGTAAATACCAATCCGAAGTGGATGACCCTGACGGCCGAGAGTGTGTCGGTGAAGCTGACCAAGCCTGCAGAGGTCAACAGCGTTCAGGTCGACACCATCACCATGCGTGCCCCTACCGTGCGCGATGTGCGCACCGCCCAGGCAGCTGCCAACGGCGACGACGAACAACGCGAGCTGAACCTGTTTGCATCCCTGGCCGAGATGGGCGTCCGCGATCTTGAAGGGCTGTCCCTCAAGGACTACAGCCGCCTGCAGGCCGGTTATTTTCGCCTGGTGCGCGACGACGAGCTTTGACCCCGCATTGCAGAGGCTCGCGGCGAAGCGGCTCGCAAAAGAGCTGGGTTTTTCGTCGGCGGAAATCATGTCCATGTCTTTCTCGGACATGATCTGGTGGCTCACGGACTGAGCCCATCCCAACATCAGAGGTGAGTGATGGCGAACAATCTGGCATTGGGCCTGGTGATTGGCGGCGCTGTCAGCCCGACTGTGGGTGCGGCGTTCAATACCGTTGAAAGCCGCATCAAGAAGCTGGAGCAGCGCGGTAATCAGGCCAAGGTGCTGAGAAACACGATTGGCGAAACCATGCGCCTGCGTGATGAGTGGAAGAAAGCGCACGACAGTGGTGCTGCATCGGCCTCTGGTCTGCTGCGCAAGCTTGAGACCAACCTCGACACGCTGCGTAAACAGGGTGTTCAGGTCGGTAAGCTCAGGCAGGAATATCAGTCCCTTGACCGTGTGGCCAGAAGCATGGACCTCAAGGTCATGGGGCATCAACAGATCGAGCAGGGCAAGGCCGGGCTCAAGTCGGGGATCGGCACCGCCGTCGCCGGTGTGGGCGCAATGGCTGTGCCGACCAAGATCAGTGCCGACTATCAGGCAATCATCCGGGACATCGCCATCAAGGCCGGTGTAGCCAATCAGCCGCAGGAAGCGGAACTGACGAACTCGGTCATCAAGACCTCGCAAGACACCGGCATGGCACGCAATGATGTGGCCGACCTGGTCAATAAGCTGGTTGGCGCAGGCATGAGCCTGGACAAGGCACTGTCCTACGCGCCGGTTGCAGCGAAGTTTGCGGTCGGGCAGGGGGCCAGCGGCAACGACACGGCCAACATGATTCAGGCGCTGCAGCAGAATGCCAAGATCACCGACCCCAAGGTCATGGAAAAAGCCCTCGAGGCAATTGCCATGCAGGGCCAGGCGGGCAGCTTTGAAGCCAGCGACATGGCTCGCTGGTTTCCGCAGTTGCTGGCGGGCATGGGCAAGTTGGGTGTCACCGGCATGGATTCGGTGAGCCAGCTCGGCGCAATGCTGCAGGTCCAGATGAAAACGGCCGGTGGTTCGGATGAGGCCGCCAACAACCTGAAGAACTGGATGGAGAAGATTGGCTCCACCGACGTGGTGAAGTCGTACAAGGACGTCGGTATCGATTATCAGGGCTCGCTGAACACCGGTATCCAAAAGGGCATGTCGACCCTTGAGTCCAGCTTCGCGCTGGCCCAGCGATACATCGAAAAGACAGACCCTGAAAAAGCCAAAAAAATGAAGGAGGCAACTGCCAAGATCAGCAAGGAGGCGGATCCGGCGAAAGCCAAAGAGATGCTGGACTCGCTGGAGCAGGCGCTGCGCACTGGCGATCTGTTTGCCGATATGCAGGTCAAGGCTGCACTGACCGCTTACACGCAGAACCGCGCGCTGTATGAGCAGCTGAAAAAAGACTCACAGAATGCTTCGGGGATCCTCGACAAGAACCTGGCGGAGCGCCGCGGTGCGTCGTCGCAGATCTGGGCCGAGACGTTCCAGGCCGTCAACGATTCCATGCGCAGCATTGGTGACGCGATACGCCCGGTCACTGATGCGGTTGCGAAGGGCATCACCGCAACGGCAAAAGAGTTCACGGCCCTGTCTGATACTTCCAAGCCGGTGGTGCTGGCCATCGCATCAATAGGCACTGGGCTTCTGGCACTGAAGTCCGCAGCCGGTGTGTTCAAAATCGGCAAGGGCCTGCTCAACATTGGGCGTGGATCACTGGGCGGCAATCCGAACAAGGTACAGAAAGTCTACGTCACCAACTCTGGCGACAAAGACGATAAGTCCGATGGGAAGCTCGGCGCAGTCAAAGGCTTGCTGGAAACCGGTCTCAAAGCTTTTAAAGGCAAGGACAAAGCAAAAGTTAAGGGTAAGGACACAGCTGATGCTGACGGCAAGGGTGGCGATGACGATGCTGATGACGACGCAGAGGAAAGCGGCAAGACCGGCTTTGATCCGGTCGATACCGGCCTGAAGATCCTCGATCTGTTTGGTGAGGGTGGCAACGACTCTGATGGTGCCAAGGGCGGCAGCAGCTCTGAGCCGCAGAAGGTCTTTGTGGTCAACGCCAGTGCGTTCGGTGGTGGTTCGGATGCACCGGGGGATCAACGCCGGTCACGGCGCAGCCGTCGGCGTGGTGCTGCAGGTGGTGCTGGTGGTCGACGCGCAGGACCTCCGCGCCCTCCGATGCCGCCAGCTCCTCCTGTACCCGCAGGCCGACTGGCGCGGTTGGCCGGTGCCGCAGGCAAGCTCGGCAGCGTTGCCAAGATGGTCCCTGGCGCGAAGTTTCTGGATGCGGGCATGCTCGCTCTGGACACGTACCAAAACGCCGAGACCCAAGACGAGAAAGCAGAAGGCTACGGCGGCGCTGCGGGTGGGCTGGCCGGCGCATTGGCAGGCGGAGCGGCGGGTGCCGCGATTGGCTCTATCGTGCCGGTGATCGGTACGGCCATCGGCGGCGCGGTCGGTGCCTTTCTTGGCGGCATGGGCGGGCAGGATATCGGTGGCTTTCTGGGCAAAGCGCTGTTTGGCTCAGATGAAAAAACCGAGGACGTCGCTGACAAGGGCGGTGATGCCAAACCTTCTGCCGCACCTGGCGATGTGGTCAAAGCGATGGCGGCAGTCGCACCCGCCCCTCTGGCATTGCCCGCAGTCGTCAAGGCTGCCGAGCAGAGCAAGCCTGAACCCACCAAGGTCGACCAGCAATTCACCTTCTCGCCGAATATGCCCGTCAACGTACAAGGCGATGTAAAGGACCCGGCACAGCTGGCAAGGGACATCGCACCGTTTCTGCAGCGCCAATTTGAAGAGTTCAGTCGGCAGGCGGCTGCCCGCCAATTGTTTGATGCCCCGCACGTGGGTTGAGGAAAGTTTATGGCTTATGCAGAGCAGCTGCAGTCATCGTTGAAATACCTGATTGCAGCGGGAGAGGTGGGACGCCGTAGTCTGGATGACATGCTCGGTCCCTTGAACGGGGCCGTAGGCGATATGACAGGGGCTGCTTCGGAACTGGAGAACATCCCGTTCATTGGCCCGGCCATTGGTGAAAAACTGCAACGCACCATGCGGGGCATCAGTGTCGCGCAGACAAAGGTGGGGCAGGTGGCGGCGATGTACGGGCAGGCAACCAGTGCAGCATCGCAAGTGCAGGAGCGTATGGGGGCGCTGCAAGAGCAGGCGTCCAAGGCCGGAGCCGCGATCAATCGGGTGGCGGGAAGCGTCAGTCCGGCGCTGGGCAACATTGTGCCGACTGGCAGCTTTGCAAACCAGATGACACCGGCTCCCGAGGCGGTGAAACCGTTTCCGCATCTGCTGATTATTCAGCCGCTCAAGCCTGAAGCGCAGCCGTACTACTTCAACCTGGACACGGCTGCTTTCGATGAGCTTCGCAGACAGACCGCGTTCCGCTGGGCCGGGCAAGAGCGCTTGACGCGCAGCATTGCGCAACAGGCGGTTGGCCTCGGTGACGATAAGCTGAGTTTGAAGGGCGCCATTTTTCCCGGCTTCAAGGGCGGCCTCAAGCAACTGGATACCTTGCGCAGCATGGGGCGCAACTTACAGCCTCTGAGCCTGACTACAGGCTACGGCGAAGTGCTGGGCAACTGGTGCCTGCTCAGTGTAGATGAAGAACAGAGCAACCTGCTGGCCGGGGGGATTCCCCGCAAACAGGGCTTTTCACTGGAGTTTGTGAGCTATGGCAACGATCTGCAGAACGTCTGACGGAGATCTGCTGGACACCATCTGCCAGCAGTATTACGGGCACCTGAACGGTAGCGTTGAGGCGGTACTGGATGCAAATCAGGGCTTGGCCGATGAGCCTCAGCCCTATCGGGCGGGCGTGCAGATCCTGTTGCCGGATCTGCTCACCCAGACCGAGGAAGTGATTCAGCTCTGGGGCTAGCTGCCAGCCGGTTCACATCCAACTTTTATCAACACTCGGCGGCGGATTCTGGTGAGTCCGTCATGCCTTGCCATGGCTATTAAGAAGGTCTCATGAAGCCTGCATTCCGAATTGTTGCGGACAGCAACGACATTACGGCGTTGATCAACGACCGTTTGTTGCTTCTGCGCACAAGCGACAAGCCTGGCATGGAGTCAGATGAGTTTGAGCTGCGCATCGACGACAGGGATCGGGCCGTTTCACTTCCTGCGCGTGGTGCGGACATCGAGATATACCTCGGTTACGAAGGGCATAGTCTGACCCGACTGGGTCTTTACACCGTTGATGACATCGAAGCATCCGGTCCCCCTGATACCTTGGTCATTCGCGGGAAGGCCAGCGATATGCGCGGCAGCGGTCGGACCACCCGCTCCGGCAGTTGGGAGAATGTCCCCCTGCAGCAGATCGTTAGCGATGTTGCTGCACGTAATGGCTGGAAGCCGGTGTGTACCGTCACGACAAAGGTGCCTCGCGTCGATCAACTCGATGAGTCGGATTACAACTTCATCACCCGGGTGGCCAAGAAGTATGACTGCACTGCGAAAGTTGCAGATGGCAAGTTGTTGGTGCTGCCTCGGCAAGACGGGTTGAGCGCGAGCGGTAAGGCCCTGGGGGTCATAACGATTCGTCGTCACGACGTGGCACGCTGGCAGTTTCGACTCAGCGACAAGACGACACAGAAAGCTGTCCAGGCCAAGCATCTGGATAAGAAGACTGGAAAGCTGCAGGTAGTTGAGCTGAGCAACGATCAATCCCCTAACGGCCTCCCACCCGTTCATACCGACCGCCACATCCATCCCAATAAGTCCGCTGCTGAGCAGGCAGCCAAGGCGCGCCTCGCGGCATTCAATCGCAGTACCGCAGGTGTTCGGCTGGAAATGGCTGGGCGCACCGATCTGTTCTCAGAGCGAATGATCAATGCCTTGGACTTCAAGGTCGGCCTTGATGGCGAGTACTTGGTTGATTCGGTGGAGCAGGTATTCACCCAGTCTGGCTGGACTACGGCAGTGGAGTGCAACGGCGGGAAATCCGGCAAGGCCAAGGCGAAAGGCAAGAAAAAGAAAGAGAAAAAGCCGGTCAAGGTCGTACAGCTTTAACCGACCAGCTCAACACCTACTCATCAGGAGAACCATGCATGTCGATTACCACGCAGCAGTTGCTGCAGATCCTCCCCAACGCCAGCTCCCGAGCTGGCGTTTTTGTTCCTGTCCTAAACGTTGCGATGAGCAAATACGCCATCGTCACCAGATTGCGCATGGCTGCATTTCTGGCGCAGGTTGGGCACGAGTCCGGCCAGCTCCGCTACGTGCGCGAGCTGGGCAGCGATCAATATCTCGACAAGTACGATACCGGGCGGCTGGCTGAACGCCTTGGTAACACTCCAGAGGACGATGACGATGGTCAGTTGTATCGGGGTAGGGGGCTCATTCAGATCACCGGGCGAGACAACTACGCCGCGTGCGCAGAGGCATTAGGGCTGGATCTTCTTAAACATCCCGAACTCCTGGAGCGTCCAGAGCATGCAGCCATGTCGGCAGGCTGGTTCTGGCATCGAGCTGGACTCAATACCTTGGCGGATAAAGGGGATTTCCTGACGATCACCAAACGCGTCAATGGCGGCACCAATGGCTTGGCAGATCGGCAAATGCTCTACGAGCGTGCCTTGAAGGTTTTGGCCTGATCGAGCTATGGGCAGTTCAGCCCTGAGCGGAAAGAGTCACTGCAGCAAATTGAAAAAGAGCGACCAGTCGAGATGCGTCAACATCGCGGCTGGTCACTGTTCCCGCAGATTACCCCTGCAAGTCCAGCCAAGGCTCTCGCTTCGTGCACAAAGCAGAGCGAGCCTAGCACCTGTCTATATATACAGTAAAGGTCTTGCTTTTTATGTCCACACCTATCATCCCTTGGATGGGCGGCAAACGCCGCCTTGCCGACCGTCTCATCCCGCTGTTCCCACCCCACGAATGCTATGTTGAAGTGTTCGCTGGCGGTGCGGCCCTCTACTTCATGCGTCCCCAGGCAGCCCCGGTTGAGGTCTTGAACGACATCAACGGAGATCTGGTCACGCTGTATCGCGTCGTCCAAAACCACCTTGAAGAATTCGTCCGCCAGTTCAAATGGGCGCTCAGCTCGCGCCAGGTATTTGAGTGGCAGAAGATGACCCGCCCCGAAACCCTCACTGACATCCAGCGCGCAGCCCGGTTCTTCTACCTGCAGCACCACGCCTTCGCAGGCAAGGTGAGTGGCCAGACGTTCGGGACCGCCACGACGGGACCTGCCATCAATCTGCTGCGGATCGAGGAAAATCTGTCTGCGGCCTGGCAGCGGTTGTCAGGTACGTACGTGGAGAATCTGCCGTGGCTCGAATGTGCCGAGCGCTACGACCGGCCTCACACGTTCCACTACATGGACCCGCCTTACTGGCAGACGGCCGGGTATGGTGTGGATTTTCCGTTTGAAAACTATGAGCGAATGGCCGACTTCATGCGACGCTGCAAGGGAAAGGTTATGGTCAGCATCAACGACCACCCTGACATACGGCGGGTGTTTGAAGGCTTCCATTTTGAAACGGTGGACATTCGCTACAGCACAGCGAACCAACGAAAGGGAGGGGCTGATGTCAGCGGTGAGTTGGTAATCATGAGTTGGGAGCCTAATGCGCTTGGGGGACTGTTTTGATGTTCGCTTCTGCTCCCTTCCCAAACCGCCGGATCCAATAATTTAACTTCTAAACCGAAGCTGACGTTCTCGCGCAACGGAAAGAAAGGCCGCTTTGTGACTGTCCTTTGTCACAAAATGCACTTGCAGTATGAAAGGTAGCATTCACGACCGTCAGCCGTGGTACACCTCGTATAGCAAACATATCAGAGGTCCGCTGAGCCACCATCAGACCTGCGGGGCGTCTATCGCCTCGTCAAGCTTGATGATGGTATCTAGCATGCGCCGAACGATAACTGCATCGAACTCTTCCGCACGGTCCCCTTCATGGGTTCCTTTGTTCAGGCAGTTCCACTCGACTTTGTGCTTATCGCGGTATCCAAGTATCTCGCCCAGGTGCGGCACGGCCTCTTGGAAAACGGCCACGTCTTTCCCGGCGAGGAACTTGTGGAGCCCCGTCGCCAAGCTCATGAGGTCAGGGTCGCCCGGCCCCCTCATCCCAACACTGATCTGTGCCTGCAGATTCTTACTTGCAATCTTCTTCCAAAGACGGTTGAGCTCTTCTTCGAACGCTTTCCGAATGTAACTCAGGGAGTCGCGAATACGACCATCCTCGTAGCTGCGGGTCGCTACCGTTAGGTAGTGGCGGGGCGAGTCGAGCTTCACGGTGATCTTCTTTGCTGCGAACGGTGCGAGAAAGTCGATCCGGGTCACCGTTTCCTTATATTTTTTCATCGGCACGGCGTTCTCAAGGCGCTTTACGAAATCCTCACCGTGGGTCGTGACGATGAGTTGCCTCTTGCCGACTTCTTCTGGATTTAAGATAAGGTCGATGATCGCGCTACGGTGCTCATCGTCGATCGAGTTTACGACATCGTCGAATATCAGGAACGGGAGGCGGTCTCTGGTGATCTTTGCCAACAGGATTGCGAGCCCAAGGCACCGTATGTGACCTTCGCTCAGTACCTGGAGCGCGTCGCACTTGTCCCCGTTCTCGAACTCAATCTCTATCCTGGCCCCTGCGGCCGTCGGCAACTTCAGTGAGTTGAGCCTGTCGGAGGGATGATCATTCTTGTTGATCTCGTTGTAAAACTTGAGGGTCTTCTCGTTGAGATCCGCAGCCAAGGCCAAGGGAAGTCCGGTGTTATAGGCCAGGAGTTTTAGGCGGAACGAGTTGTAGGCCATACTGTAGCTCCAGCTTCTCTCTACCCCTGGTTTCTCGGCTTCCGCCTCCCTGATGAGATCTTCGTTCTCTTGGTTGAACTTCTCGATAGCCTGTGTCGCCTCCTTCTCGCTTTTCGCGTTCGCAGTAACGAGGGTCGAGATGGCCACAACTTCCTCGAGGTCCCTGGTGATCGCCAGGTTATCGTCCTCTAGGTTCTTGATCGCGGCTTTGGATTGTTCGACCTTTGCGTTATGGGTGGCGGTCGCATCCTTCAGCTCCTGTAGGAGCCCGCGCAATTCCGGCACTGCTCGGAGAAAGGTCTCGATGCCCACCGGGTCCTTAGCGTCGGACGCCTCAGTGCTGAACGAGCCAACCTCGGGCGCTCTGGCGAATCCGACAGCCGTGGCGGACGCCGGAAGCTTGGCGATTGTTGAAATCAAGTCCCGCCAGCCGAGGTCGAGTGCCTCCCGGATTTCCTTGATCCGTTCTTCGGCGCTCAGGGCGGCGTCGAAGTGCTTCAGCTTTTCCTCCGAATTGCTGTAGGGATCGACCGGAACTACGAGTTGTCCGTCTCGGTAGAGTTCGGAGGCGCATGCAGGGCACTCGTTCTCAAACTTTTCGCGGTTTCCCTGGATCGCGACGTAAAGGTCCCGAAGAGAAAGTTGGTCCTTGTATTGGTTGAGGAACGCTTCCGATTCCGCCTTCTCTTTGATGAGCGGAAGTAGTTCGTCGACTCTGGCGAGGAGGAAGTCTGTTTCGGGATCGGTGGCCGTTTTGAGGTTATGCAGGCGGCCGATCTCGGTGTTATTCGCCTTTTGCTTGCCACCATTGCCGTCGGTTCCGGTTAGGTCGGCCTTAATTTCCTCGAGGTCCTTGCACTCGGGGTATTTTGATAGCAGGACGGCGCCTCGTATTTCAGCGGCTTTGGCTTTTTCCGGGAGGCCCTCGAGGGTTACCCTGTGTCCGGCGAGGACCTTCGCCCGTTCCGCGAGATTCCTCCCATTCTTTCCAACTAACTCGGCCAGGTAAGTGTCAAGGCTATCGTTGAACTGCGTTGCGAACGCGTTGAACTCTTCCAAGCCGAACAGCGCCGCCAACCGCGCCTGCTGGGCTACCGGGGTATTGGCCGCAACTCGTGCGAATCCGTCGATTCGATTCTTTTCGATGAAGCAGAATTCGAAACTTCGGAGGTCCGCTTTTACTTCGATTCCTTTCTCCTTCGCGGTATCTCCATACAGGACAGGTTTCGCTGACCTCCTCGATGTGGCGTTCCTGATGTAGTCCGAGACAGGGATCCGCTTCGAATCCGCTTCGTGGATCGAGGCGAGCAATCCGTATTCGAGAGCCTCGCAGAGACTCGACTTTCCCGTCCCGTTCGGTCCGTAGACGAAGGTGTACGGATTCTTGAATTCGAAAGTGTGCTTATCGGAGAACCCACGAAAGTGCTCGACTTCCACTTTGGTTAGCCGGACGATCTCGCTTTCTTTGGCGTTCGCTTCATCGACCGCGATTTCGAGTACCGAAGGCGCTGCCTCCCCCTTATCGACGATCAGTTTTGCCAAGACTTTACCGCGTCGGCCTCCGGCTGATCCGACCGCCGCGATTTCGTCGAAGCCGCCCAATATCAGGTTGACTAGTTTTTTCTCATATTCGGTTAGAGTCGGGGCCGACTTGACCAAGAAACGTTTGAATTCGACTAGTGATTTGGACATATGCGCTCGCGTAGGAATTGTTGTCGATTATTTGGTCGGGCGCGGCATGTCGGCACGATGCCTCCATTCTATGCAAAAGCATTTTCGGGGAAAGCAGTATTCGATGTTTTGTGGAAGATGGCGAGGCACCAGTCGGCGAATTTTGGCCTATAGCGGACGCGCAATCCTAGACTGTCGGATGTGCACTTTGAGCCGGGTGCCTCGGACAAAAGCTAGGCTCTTCTTCCTCTCGACCCTACCATTGGAGCCTAAAATGATGATCGTCCGGGTTGGGGCGTTTTCTGACTGTCGAGATTGAACGAAATCGGCCTGTAGCTGCCCTTAACATAAGGTAGAAAGCGGCCAAAAAGCGATCAGATGCCAGCATTGCAGATCGCTAAAAAGATAAACGCCAAAGCGCGGGCTTAAACCCCGCCTTTATAGGATAGAGCGATAGAGTAGAACCAGACATGGTGCTTATGAATTAAAAATACTCTAGTGTTATTTTAATTTCTTTTCGGACGCGACGGGATCGATTTTCCTAGTTCAGCGGCTGATGCTCTCAGGGAATGCCTGTGTAAGAGATTTTCGACGATGTCCATCACAAGTGTTACGTCAGCCGATTGAAGAACATATCCTCTATGAGCGGCCGCATGGCCAGCATCAAGAGCAACTTCGAGTATCTCTTGGTCTACAGAGCTCAAATGCCCACAGCGCACAAGTGCTGCAAGCTTTTTGGCAAAGCCGCCAACGTCACCAATAGTAGCGTTGATGTAAATATCTATGAGCGCCCTAACTCCCATAATGGCCAACCTACGGCTGTCTGTGTGTAGCGCTCTGTATACCTCTTGCAGAAGAGACTGCCAGTCATCTGGAAGCTTCGACATCCAAGGTGGGCTCTTTCTGGATATCCTAGGTGGAAAGTACTCAGTCTCTGCACTCATATCATAGTCTGAGTGCCAATGCTCTATTTTGAATAAAATGCTTTGGCATCCACGACACGACCATATCCTGTATATGGTTCCCCACTCTTCCCAGGGATCGCGATCTGTATTTGCCTCGCTGACGGCGTACTGCCTGACCTCGTCGTGCATTGTCCAGCTCGCGCAACGATTGCAATGGGCACTACTCATTATTTGCTCCCGAGATCATCTCTTCGTCACTGATCTGTTCAGGGTTCGGTGGTGCTGGGAATACTTGGATTGCGTAGATAGCTAAGTTTTTCGAAATCTCCGCCAAGCGGCTGGCGAAACCCGTGTCCCAGTGCGTTTAAGTGGCGGTAAATTTTTTCCTCCCCCGTAGCATATCTTGGGGCCATTGCGTCGGCTCCTTTTGCTCCGTTCAACCTCGAAAAACGCCTGATGTTTTCGATCCGCGCGTTCGTTATGACTGAGCAGAATAGCGCCTCGTGATCGGTACGCGTAAGGATTTGTACGTTGAATTGTACGCATTGCAGAAAAACAAAAGGCCTGCATCGCTGCAAGCCCTTGTTTTATATGGTGCCGGCACCAGGAGTCGAACCCGGGACCTACTGATTACAAGGAAGGTGCTTTTAACCTATAGATCAATGACTTGCAGCTTTTTTTATTACGTGCCCATGACGTGGAGGCGATGACCTACGTGAGGTCGTGGCGCGTTATTACGTGGCACGAAGAGCGCTGATGACTAGGGCTACCAGTCGAGGGGTGGTTGCGTCCCAAGGCGTCTAAATGGCGTATACGGGATTAGGGGGCGTATCAGCTAGGCACGGGGGCAGCTCTCATCGTGCAATCAGACCAAGCACACTCTAGGCTGGTAAAAGAAGAAGAAACATAGCTAATATTTGCCTTCGAAATTTTGAAAAGCAAGGAGCTGCGATTATGTCTTTTGATGCTTTTATGAAAGTTGATGGTGTTGAGGGCGAGTCTCTTGACGATGGTCACAGAGGTTGGATCGAGCTGCTTTCTTATCACTATGACGCTATGCAGTCGATCAGTCAGACTGCCAGCTCCAGTGGTGGGGCGACCGCTGGAGGCGTATCCCTTGGGGATTTTCAGATCAGCAAATATGTAGACAGAGCCACACCGAAGCTATTTGAGCTTTGCTGCAAGGGCTCCCACATCAAAAATGTGACCATCCGAATCCATCGAGCGGGAACTGAAAAATTCAAGTACCTGGATATAGTGCTTGAAGAGGTGCTGATTGCGTTGGTGAGTGGGCAAGGTGCAGAACAATCTGGCTTTCCTGTCGAAGTTGTAACTTTAAATTACGGTCGAATAAAGTTTGAGTACTCACAACAGCGACGTGCTGATGGTGGGAGTGCGGGTATCGTTTCCGGTGGCTGGGACAGGACCGCTAACAAGCCATTTGCGTAAGGAAACGTATTTATGTCTGATGATGGAAGCTTTCGCGTCATCCTCAATTTTGCCCAAATGGCGGCGATACTCGCTCATGAGTCCCTTACGCCTGCTGAAATTATGTCTAACCGTATATTTGGCAGTCTTCGACTCGTCGGCGGCATCATTGAACTTGCCGGTTCGGGCGTCTTGTGTGCATTACCTGAGCCTACGATGATTTCAAAAGTCGGCTGTGTGGCAATGGGAGTTCATGCTTCTGACCAGCTGTCAGCCGCATCAACGCAGATTGTAACAGGAAAACAAACCGATTCTTATGCATTCAAAGCCGGGATGACTGCGGCAGAGGCATTGGGGGCTTCTCGAGAAACTGGTCAGGTTATTGGGCTAGCTACTGAGTTTGTGGTTCCCCTGACTACTGCTTCCATGTACAACGCATTTCGAGTTTCCTCGATACGCGCTGGCAGAATGACGATTGAAGTTAGTGAAAAACCCAAAAACTTGCCCAGAAAAGATCCAGGTGGTCATACACGGCGGGATCATTTTCAAAAAGATATTTCCGGATTACAGCAACGCTTTAAGAAGGTAAGGTCGGCGACTGTAATGTCTACATTTGAAAAGATGGATATTGCAGAATGGGCAGTAAGCCAAACATTAAAAGCAAATCGTCTCAGAATTCTAATGTATTCCAAAACTCAATTTATTCGTAAGAGCAATCGACTAGTCTTGGACTTTGATGCTAAGCAGGAGGTGGGTTGGGGCATATACCGTTCAGCGCCAGATATCCCAGTAGCCATGACAAAGGTGAGGGTGATTATAGAGTTTGTAGAATTTAATCACATGCCCAGGTACATCCTTACTGCCTTCCCGATTCCTTGAGGTTTTTGTAATGCGCGGATATATGGAATTGATAAGCTTTATGAAAGAATTGAGTGATGGAATACTCGATCATCTACCTGAAGAGCAAAGGGTAGGGCAGCTTACCGTTGAAGAGGTAATCGAGAAATGGATGTCAAGTAAGTCTTACTGCTCCAGCCTCTCGCTGAGAAAAGATATAGAGACATATATAAGTCTTCAAAAATCTGGCGATTTTTCAGTTGACGAGATACTGTCGTGGTATGACCTTTGTTTCATTCCTGAAAGGTTTGGAGTTGATGAGCATGTTTTTTTTAGTGATGTGCTAAAATCAATAAATTTTCATATAGAAGAGAAGAGGAAGTTTTTTTTTATTAAATACTTTGGCTGGTTAGGGTTTAAGTGATTATATCTAAATTCCTACAGATAAGATCTTGATGAGGTCAATGCTGCGCGCTTGATTCAGCTTGACAGCAGTGTGGCGATTTGCCAGGCTGAATTATTATGGAGTGTTGGATGTGGTAGGTTCTAGGGATAATAAATAATGCGCATCATTAAAGTTATCTTGTCAGTATTCGTTGTTATCTTGTTGACCATATTTTTAGCTCGTTTCATGATTGATAGCGGGCTGGCTCAAGCCGGGCTTGATACCCCCGTGGGTAATTCTATATACATCCTGATGAAAAATCTTTTTGGCGTAGCTGGAGGCGAGAGTGGAGAAGGGATTGTAATTGATATGGTAATAACTGCATCTTTCATTTTTGTTGTCCTGGCGTGTTGGTTGCTTTCAAAACTAAAGGCAGAAATCTCTCGGATGAAAACTTAGCTGACGTCCATAAGTGCTGTGGCGGACAATTGATTAGTTTTCCTGAGTTTGTTCTTTAATAAGCCGCTAACTAGCGGCTTTTTTATACCCAGCACATAGGTTGTCCCACGAGGGCTCTCATGTCCGAGAGGGGTTCACCAGAGGAACGCTTAGATCGTAGACATCCATCATCGCCCCGTCCCGGTGACCGCTAGCTTCCTGTTTGTCCGCCCTATTGCCAACCGTGTCGGTGATACCCCGCCGCTTGAGGTCATGCAGGCCAAAGCGTTGTTCGGCTATGATGGTGCCGTCCTCAATGGCCGAGGTGATGAATCGTTGCCAGGCCGTATCCAGACTGGATTTACGTAAAGCACCACCGTGGCTGGCCACGATGATGTAGCGTCGATCAGGACGGATCGGAACGACCGTTGATTTGCATGCCCACACCTTGGCCCGGTAGGCCTTCGCTCCCTCCCAGGCGGCGCGCAGACGTGGCGTCCAGCGGACAATGTTGTCCCGGCTGCCCTTGCGCCGGTTGGTCATAATCCCTTCAGCCAGTTCATGGGCATCTGTCAGCGTGATGGTCTCAATGCCCCGCAAGCGGCACAGGTAACCGATCTCCATCACGTAGCTCAGGTATTCCGGACAGCCGCCTTTTTCGTTCCTGGCCAGGCGGCCAAATGCCAAGGCGCGGTCGACCAACGTTTCCATGACCTGGTGCTCCGGTAAACGTCGGCGTTTGCGCTCAACAGGCGCTTCAATGCCTTGCGCCGGATTGCTGTCGAGATAGCCCCGGTTGCGCCCCCATTGCAGTACCCGGCGCAGGTAGCGCAGGACATGCGCCGCTTTGGACGGCGTGCCTTCGTCGGCCAGGCGATCGACAATCCGCTGGATCAATGCTGCCGTGAATTTCTTCACCAGCAGATCCCCCAACGGCTTGCCAAGCCTGGTAGGGATCCCCAGCAGGACGTCCCGCGAATAGCAGTAGTCGCTGTGAGTCTTGAGGCTGAGTTTCTTGTAACGATCGCTCAGGTGAAACTGCGCGCAGACGTAACGCAATGTACCTTTATCGACGCCCGAGGTTTGCTCCATTATCTGGTGCAACTCGGCCAGGCTCACGTCAGCAGGTGCCACATTGCGCCGGCGCTGTTTGCCGGTCTCGTCGTAATGCAGCGTGTACCAGACGCCGGCGTTGCGATGATCAAAATAGATGGCCGCTGGAAGAGCGGCCTGGTCGATATACGGGGGGATGTGCGGATTGTGCTTCCGCCTACGCGCTTTCCTCATAGAATATCGGTGCCATAACTCTCTGAGGTTACAGGCTCTATGCCCGCAGCATGGTGGATGAGGTCCAACGTCGTCCACGGACCAGTGCGCCCCCGGAACATGCGGATCCCCTGAGTGATCAGCGAGCGTTCGACGTCGGAGCGGCGTTGGTAGCCGGTGATGCGCTGCAGGTCCTCAAAAGTGAGAACGTTGCTTGTTTGGGAGTTCATGATTGCTCTCTATCTCAAGCAGCAATCAGGGCAGTGTAACGTCCCGCCCTGATGCTCAAAGCCAGAACCTGACGGCTCAATTACTGGGGGAGGGGATGTCGAGAATGCTGGCCAGAACGCGCATGTCGTTGGCGCTCAGATCACCTTGGGTCGTGGCCTGTGTGGCCAGGCTTTCAAGTCGCCCGCGAGCGTGCGGAGTCTTGTGCACCTGATAACTGATCAATGCTGCGCCGATCAGGGCGATAGTCAGCAGGTTTTGGGATGGTGTGCTAGCCTTTGGATCGCTGCTGCTTGGGTGTTCCGTCTTCATCACCGTACTCCTAGTAGTGGTTGGTACTGGGGAGCTGCAACTCCTCAGTACCGTTCTTTTGCCGACATCGTTGGCGTCAGTTTCTTATGGCTGCAGTCCTGCCCTGCGCACCAGGTGAATCACCAAGTCTTCCAGATCGACCAGATCTTCCGTCTCTGATTGCCATTCCAGCACCGCCTGGATCTGACCCCGGCTGCATTCCAGGACTAAAAGCTCCTGCTTTGTGGCGCTCCGAACTTCCAGAATCTCTACCAAGCCAGCAGCGCTGTATGCCTCGGCATGTACCAGTTGGTTTGCTTCCCCGATCCAGTCGTGCAGTTCCTTCAAATGTTTGAGCTGCTTCGTAGCACCTTGCCCACCTTCGCCCGTGATGACTTGAATGTGCATATGTGTTCCTCCTCGTGGTAGCGATCAAGCGGCCTGAAAAATCCAGCACCGGACGGTTTTCGGCTTGTCGGCGGCGTCGATATCCCAGGACGAACACACGTTGCGGTTTGTCTCGATAAACTTCGGGCACTTGCTGGTTTTCAGGTGGCGTTTGAGCTCAACCAGATCCGGGACTTTCTGTCGTTTGTTTGCGGCAGCCTCGGCGAAGTCGTTTAGGTTGACGGCAATCAGCCCCTCATTGCGGGAGTGGTTCAGCGCACCAGCGTGGCTGTTCAGGTACTCGTAAAGCTCCCAGAACTCAACGACCATCGGGTGATCAGCGTTGATTGCCAGTTGTCGCTCTTTGGCCATGCTTTGAACCTCGGCATGGGCAGCGTCAACCTGGTGCTGCTGCAGCGGCACGACATGCATGAGGGCGTCGACCAGCGCATGCAACTGGGCGTGGTTCTTGGCAATACGCACCGTGCGGATCTCGGGCAACTGCAGCAGCCGCTGTTCATAGAGCGGCACACTCGCTTTCACCGTCTGCATCACTTGCGCTTCCCGGGTTGTTGCCATCAACAGAAAGCCACTCACCTTGTCGACTGGCATCTGCTCGAGCTCTTCCACCAGCAGTTTGGTTTTGGCTGTCTGGCCATCCTTTGTCATACCGACGTGGGCTATCCGCTGCAGGATGGGCTCTGAGGCGTTCACAGCATGGTTTTGGGCGAACACAAAAGCACCGCGGAACGGCGGTTCCCGCGTGTCGTTGCCGTTGTTCTTGACCCCGGTCGACCGGACGCTACGGCCGTTGTAAGCGGTTTTCAGCTCGTCCCAGTCGTACTGCTTAGTCGCGCTGCCATCGGTCTTTTCCCGTTCGGATTCGATCAGCACGACCGGTAGGTTGCCGACCTGGGCGAAGTTACGAGCGCGGGCTACCGGTGTGCCCTTGGATGGGTCAAAGCCTTCGTAGTCGAGGCGACCAAGCAGCTTCCACAGAAACTCGATCAGCGTGGACTTACCCGCACCGGCTTCGCCGACCACCTCAAGAAACAGATAGCTCTTCTGGTGTTGCCGGATCTGCTCCGCGAACAATGCTCCAAGCCAGTACGCCAGAACGACGATTCCTTTGGCCCCAAAGCACTGCCACAGAATGTCGAGCCAGCGCATTGTGAACTTGTTCAGATCGGTGTTGATGTTCAGCGTGACGGACTGACTGAGCGTTTTAATGCTCAGTTTCTCCATGTCGAAAAAGTCTTCCTCGTTCAGTTTGTAAACCTTGCCGTCGCGCACGGCCACGTCGCCGTAAACGTAGGCACCGTGTTCGCGGGTGTAGCCGGTGAAGTCGATTGTCTGCACGGTCTTGAGCGCGTTTGTCTGCTCCTCAATGAACGCGTCCAGTTGCTGCGTGGTGCCGGTGAACATCCCACCGGGTGCGATCCCGAGCAGTCGTTTCTTGAACTCGGCGGAAGAGGCGATCTGCGAGCTGGTAAAGGTGTTCTTGATCGGCGCTGCGTCGTGGGCAAACGTGATCCGGAAGTAGTACCAGGACTCGTCGGTTAGCTTGTTCTCCTGGTAGTACAGCGCTTTGGGGTTGCAAGTGGCAATCCGCTGAATCGCGCCACACTGCTGCATGGCCTTGGCCCGGCGCTGCTTGTCGTTCAGTAACTGATCGTCCTGATGCTCGCTGTCCTCGAGGTCTTGCATGGCCCGGTTGAATTTCTCCAGATCAAGCTTGAACCAGTAGAGGCGGTTACCAAACTCAAGGTGGAATTCACTACGGCGTTTCCAGTCGAAAAGCACCAACGCTTTTTCCGTTGCGTTGTCGGCGATCAGCAGAGCTCCGTGGTGCCTGGCAACAGTCAGGTCCTTCTGGGTCTGCTCAGTCCGCTTGTCATCCTCATCGATGGCCCACCAACGCTGGTGCAGATCGTTCCAGTCGACCTTGCGACCGTCACGCTGGGGGATCTGGGCAGCCTCGCAGACAAAGCCCAGTTCTCGCGCCTGGCGAACCCAGCGCTTGGTGTACGCGTGTGCGCCTGGCTCGTTGTCCAATGCCCACACCAGCTTCGGTAATTTGCCGTCACGGTCTTTGGCGAGGCGCTTCAATGACTCGTCAGGAAATGCATTGGACGACATAGCGGATACTGCTGCCACGCCGTGATGCACCAGCGCGATAGCATCAAAGATCCCCTCGACAATCCACAGCTCTTTGACGTCCAGCAGCTCGACACACGGGGGGCACCACCACACGCCTTTGTAGCTTTCGCCTGGTTTGAAGCGCGCCTTCATTTTCCCGAATCGGGCAGGGCGATCAATCAACCGCTCCCAGTAGCCACCTTTATCTAGTGCGAACCGCACAGTGGCGCTGCCTGCGTCATGCTGTGACGAAAAGAAAGTGTCTTGAGTGAACCAGCCGGTGATCAACGACATGTCGAAGCTGCGGGCGAATTCCATGTAGGCGCGAGCCGTTGCGGTAGGGGCGTTATCGGTCGCGGGTGCGCGCTTGCTCCAATCCTCAAACAGGTCGTCGTAAATCTCTTTGACGTGCAGCGTGTGACCACACTTCTCCTGCCGGCCGCAAATCAACTGCCAAGGGCTGTCAAAGCGTGTGTAAAGCTCCTTTTTGTTGCACTTGGGGCAGGTGCCGCCGCGCATATAGTTGGTTGATTTGCGGAGCTTCAATCCGTAATCGGATTGAATGCGCTGCAGAACGTCGTGGCGTAGATCGTCTCTCATGAATGCTTCACTGCTTTGAGGCTTTGACTCAGGGCTGCCATAAGGCGTTTTTGCGCTGCCATAACAGGGACGTGGGCGAGGATTGCGCCATGGCGTTGGCCGTCCGCTACGAAGCGGTATTGGTCGTCGTACCAGTATTCATTGAGCCTCAGGCGATACTGTTCACGCAGTGCTTCAAGCAGTGCTTGAGCCTCTGCCTGGGGCAATTGAGCGGTGACGATCACGGCGTTGGCCATCGTTAAACCTCGAATTTGGGCGCAGCTCACCCATACCCACTGGAGTGGGGCAGGCAATGTTTGGGGGTGTTTAAGTGGCGGGGGAGACGGGTTTGCCGTGGCCGGCAGCGATCAGGTGTTCGTAGATCAGATGAACAGGTACGGACCAGGCGAGCCCACGAATGGGATCACTGATCACTACTGTCATTTCTGCGCTTGCTTGAAGGTCTATACGCTGGCGACCGATGACGGCCAGAACGTTGCTGTAGGCCTGGTGCACCAGATGGTTCGCAAAAGACTCTTTGACCTCAAAGCTTTCGACCAGGTGATCGGTCGTTCGACTGAGCAGTTGGCCTAGATCGCCCAAATGCTCGCCCTGATGGCGCTCGATAAATGCCTGAGCTGCAGCGCGGATGGTCTCTTGATAATCCCTATCAGCTGGTACGTTATTCATTTTTCAGTCCCTGATTTAGCGCGGTACAGATCGATAGCTGCTAACACTTCGGCATGACGTGCAGCCATGTGCAGGTTATGTGCATTGAGAATGTGTTCTGCCTCGGCCTCATTGATGCAACCGTCCGCAAGTGCCTTGGCAATTTCCTGGTCGACGCATCCACGCTTTGCCGCCGCTTGAATGGAAAGGGCGTACATCTCGACGTTGTCCAGCGAATCAGGATCAGCCACCGGAACGAACAGGCCGCCGTACATCGATGCTACATAGTTGGGAAGATGCTGAGTTCCGGATTCCTGCTCTAACTGGAACAACTGAGCATCAGTGAGCGGGCGACTGTTGTTATTCTCGTAGGCGTGGTTATCAAACTTTTTCAAGGCAAGACCAATCCGAGCTGCAGCGCATTCACGTCCGCCTGGATAACTGCAGATGATCGCGCTAACTACTTCACGGCGTGTCTTTAGAACTGGACTTTTCATGTTCTGCTTTTCCCTGCTCATCATCACTATTACTGTGCAATCACGCCGTCTTTGATACCCAGCAACACCGCGGCGCGATGTGCCTCCCCACGGCGACCCTTGAGCCTCCCGTTCAAAAGGTCGCTGACCAAATTTTTGTTCAGGTTATGTTTTCGGCTGAATTCCGCAATGCTGACCCCCTTGTGATCGAGAGCTGCTCGGGCTTGCTCGGGCGTAACGGTGGCGGGCATGATGTGTACTCTGTTTGTTCGTGGTTGATTCTGTTGGTCTGTGGTGATTCTTGGTCAAATTATTGATCAAGTCAAGCGTGGTGAATAAAAATATGTACATTGCTGACGGAGTAGGTGATCGCCTAAAGGAAGAGCGCGAGCGCTTGGGCTTGAGTCAAACTGAATTTGGAACAAGGCTTCGAGTTAGTCGTGGAACTCAGAAAAACTACGAGCTCGGCGCGAACTCATTGGATCTTCGTTACGTCGCAGCTCTTGTGGATCATGGCGTCGACGCGGGATACGTTCTGACTGGGCACCGCTCACCTGCTCCAGGACAAGGGTTGAAGCCGGATGAAGCAGATCTTGTAGATCAGTACAGACGCCTCCCTGTAAATGATCAGAAAACTGTTCGTCGGATCGTGAAGTCCATGGCGGCTGAAGCAGATGAAGCTTCGAAATAAAGTGCAACGGTTCATGTGAAAGACTGGTTTTCATTTCTCAACGTATCTACTGAAGCGTCGATACCGTCGCCTCCAAATGATTCTAATGGAGCCGTAAGTATGTGGGACTGCAATAATTTCCAGCGTCTAAATCTTGAAAAATCCGGTCATCGTTGGATTGAACTCACAGAGCTAGAGACTGATTTAATTGAGCTTTTCCGTCAGATGCCTGAGGTCGAACGCAAGCAAATTCACCGCATCGCTGGCTATTTGGTGAGGCCTGTTGAAGATGAGTAAAAATCTCGTGCGATATTGAACTGCACGTGAACCTTCTATCGCCGGCTCATTTGGTCGGCGGTTTGCTCATGCCGTTGCCTGCCGCCCCAGCTGCTCAAACAATTCTTTCTGCTTGTCTGGAGTCAGATCACGCAAGCGATCAAACAGCATCACGTCCAGCTGTTGCCCCGACGGCCTGAGTGTGTGCGAAAACATCAGATTGGCCACCCATGTGTGCCCGCACTTTGCATCAAGGCATTGGCAGTACAACTTCACATACGCTCTCGTCACTTCCTCCCTTGAGCTGATTCGTCCCTTGTGCGCGCACGTCGTGCAATAAATTCTCATATTCCCTCCCCAGGGCCATCTTATGGCTACTATTTTGCCATATCTGTAATGGCATTATCTGTGCTTTCGGTCATATCAAGCCGTTACAGATGTATCCGGCACCGTTTTCCAGGCAAACCGCCTGTCTTCCCGCAACGTCGCATTAGCCTGGTCAAATAGCTGACAGATCGGCCTGATCTCGTTGCTGGTGTAAACGCGATCGATCTTCTCGATGTCACCGAAACCGCCACTGTTCTCCGGGATGATTCCGGCCAGGGCCGGGTTCATGCGCCAGGCCGCGATCACGTCATTGCGCGTGATGTTCTTCACCTTCTCCAGTTCGTCCTTGGCCTGGAAATCACCCACCGGGATTATCTGAATGGCCTTCTCGGAACCGCCCGGAATGTTGACGAACATCGACCGGAAGTTGCCCACGCCCTTGCTGGCCGTGATCTGGGCACGTAGCTCGTCTTCGTCCTCTTCGGTCAGGTTCGGGTCGTTGGTGTAGAAGATGTATCCCGCATGCGCGCCGTTGCTGTAGTAACGCCGGCGAAACAGTGTTGCTGCCTCGTTGAGCAGCAGTGCCTGCAGACCGCCCAGGTACTCAGGCACGCCGTAAATGTTCTGTTCGACGTCGTAGTTGAGGACGTGCTCAATCTCGTCCGCGTCGAACTCCGTCTCTCGCCCGTTCTGCTCCAACTGGATGAATCCACCGTCGACCTTGACCCGCATGTTGATGGCCGGCAGGTGTCGCAGCTCCAGAATCTGGCCCAGCAGGTTAGGCACCCGGTAGAAATACGCTTCGCCAAACACCATGAAGTCCAGCGCAGCCCTACCTATTTCGGCCACTGACAGGCCGGCTGAAGGCATGAACTCACGCAGCAGCAGATTGCGTTTGAACCCTGGTATCGCGCCGTGGTGTGCGTTGGCTTTGAGCAGCTTGGCCAGCCCCCTGCGTGAGACTGGCGGCGTGAAGATGCGACCGTCGTCGCTGGCGAACACGCCCAGGTACTGCGCGATGTTGTCGGTCAGCACTGATTCCGGCGCACCGAACGTGAATGCACGCATGGGCCGTTGCGCCGGTTTTTCCTGCTGCAGGGTTTTGGGTTTTGCCATGGGAAGTTGATCCAGTGAGTGCGTAGCGACTGCGCCGCTGTTTGTCCGTGTTGAGGGGTTCGTACTGCAGGGCGTGCATGACCGCCCAGGCCACGTCCGCGTGACCTGTCGCGTCGGTTCGCGACGCGCTGTAGGTCACCTGGCCGCTGGCGGTTGTGCCGCGCTTGATTGTCAGGAAGGCCTGGGCGATATCGTTCCAGCCGGCGTCCCACTCGATGCGGCTGCCTTGGATGGTGTCCTGCGCCTTGAGCACCAATAGGTTCTTGGTTTCCAGGCTGTAGTGGATCGAGGTCGCACGCGGGTAGAAGTCGCGCACCAGGTCGAAGACGCCGTAGCCGATGCCGGTCGTGTCGATCCCGATGTGCTGAACGTTGAAGCGCTCGGTCAGCTTCTTGACCTGCTCGGCCTGGTACTTAAATGACTGACCACGCCAGCTGTGCTTCTCCAGGATCCGGAACTTGCCGCCGTTCTCCAGCGGCGGTGCGATGACCACGCACGTCGCATCGTCGCGTGTCCGGCTCGGGTCGTAACCGATCCAGACCGGGCTGTTGCCATACGGGCGCGGATCGTCCGGGTCGAAGTCGGCCCACAAGGATAGGTCCGAATAGCAGCGCTCCAGATCTGCCAGGGAAAACGCGCTCTGGCTGCTGTCGATGAATTTGCACATGAACAGCTGCTGGAACTTGTCGTCGTCGTACTCCAGCTGCAGTTGCTCAAGGTCGAACAGATCGCAGCCGCCGGCAATCGCATCCAGGATGGTGATTACCTTGCGCCATTGACCGTCCGGACACAGCGCCCCGGCAGATATCTGTTTGTCGCTCGGCCAGGGATCTTTAGCCGCCTTGCGTTTGCTGTTGCGGAATTTCTCACCCTGCCAGAACGGATAGGCTTGGTGCGAGACGGCGCTGGGCGTTGAGAAGTAGGTTTTGCGCCACTTCTTATGGGTCGCCATGGCGCTGGCCACGGTGTTCAGTTTCTCGAAGTCGCGGATCCAGAAATATTCGTCGACGTACACATGGCCATGGTGACCCTGCGCGGTGCTGCTGTTGGTGCTGAGAAAGCGCAGCTCGGCCCAGGGCTTGCCGTCCTTGCTGAGTACGATCGGGTTGCCGGTCAGCTCCAGACCGAACCACGCCTGGGCAAAGGCGATGATGTAGCTGCGGAAAATCTCGGACTGGGCGCGGCTGGCCGACAGGAACACCTGGTTATCGCCGGTCAGCACCGCGTCCATGAAAGCTTCGCCGGCGAAGTAGTAGGTCAGGCCCACCTGGCGGCTTTTGAGGATGTTCCGGATTCTGGCGGTCAGCGGGTTCTGTTTCGCGGCGAACAGCTCTTTCTGGTAGCCGTACATTTTGCTGATGAACTTGTCGAGAAAGTCCACTTCGCGCAGCTCGCTGACGTCGTTCTTGACCTTCTTTTCCCGCTTCTTGCCGTCGCGCTTGCCACGCTCCCGACGCTCACCGCGTTGATCATCGCGGCGATGGCCATCGTCGCCCTGGTCATCACGAACCGGCGCAACCACCGGCTTTACACACTGCTTAACCAGGCGTTCGCGAACGGTCGTCAACCGGTCCAGTTCGTCCAGCTCGCCCTTGGTCAGCGAGTCGGCTTTCTCCAGAAGCAAGGTGATACGCCGGCTGACGGCGGTCAGCGGTTCTTCATCCGTCAGCATGTCTTCCCAGCCACCAATGCGAATCCAGTGGTACACGATCCGGATGTTGGGCAGGTTCAACTGCACCTGAATTTCCTTGGCCTTGTGACGGCGTAGAAACAGGCGTTTGGCGGCTTCTTTGACTTCGGTTGAGTAGTACATGGGCCGCAGTCTATGCGGCGAAAACGCGGAAAACGTGCAGTTAAAATCCGTGTTTCTCCTATAAATCAAATATAGGTGAAGCGCGAAAGTAAACCGTTTGTTGGAGGCGTTGCGGCTCCCTATCTTGGGGCCTCAACTTACCGATGAGCGCAGTTCTTCCCATGCCCCGTTCCCTTGTCAGCTTCTGGAAACGCGTCGCCACCAGCGGTCCTACCGTAGATGGTCGCGTCATCACGCCCCAGGAACTGCGCGACATCGCCGAGACGTACAGCACTACTACTTACACGGCCACCATCTGGTCCGAACATGACCGCTGGCCAGGCTCCTACGGCACCGTGTTTGCCGTGCGCCTGATTGAGGATGTCGAGGGGCTGGCCCCCGGCCAAGTCGCGCTGGAAGCGCAGTTGAAGCCCAACCAAAAGCTGCTGTGGCTCAACGACCAAGGCGAAAAGCTCTTCACCAGCATCGAGATCATGCCCGACTTCGCTGGCACCGGTAGGGCGTACCTGACCGGCCTGGCCGTCACCGACGAACCGGCGAGCCTGGGCACTCAAGAACTCTACTTCTCCCGCAACCCCGGCAACCCCGGAAAGCGCGTGCATTACGCGGCTGCCGTCCCGCTGGGTTCGATTGGTGAAGACGAACCGCAAGGCGAGGTGGCCAAGCTGTTCAGCATGTTCACCGGCCTGTTCAAGCGCTTTGGCATTGAAGAGGTGCCAGCCGAAACCACCCCGCAAACCCCTACCGAGAGCAAACCCCCAATGGATGAAGCTACAGCCAAAGCGCTGCAGGCCTTGATCGAACAGCAACTGATCGTCACTGCCGGCATTCAGGCGCTGATTGACAGTTTCGCAGAGGCACCGCCGGCACCCGACCAGGCCCCGATCGACGACGTACAGACGGCGGTCGATGACATCGTGGCCACCGCCGAAGACGAAAAGCAGTTGAGCCGCAAGGGCTCGTCCAACGCCGCAGTGCTGGCCGGCATGAACAAGCTGCAGGCGCAATTCAGCGCGTTGCTGGACAAGCCGGAAGGTCGCCACCTGGCACGCACCACCGGTGCCGCTGACCCTAAACCGAAGCGGGTGCTCTGACATGGCCCAGTCACTGAGCGCATTCGGCGCGAAAATGTTCGCGGCTCTGCAGGTTTCCCTGGCTGAGTCTTACGGTGTCGAGTTGGCCAGCAAGACGTTCAGCGTCGAGCCATCGATTGCCCAGGAACTCAACGAGGCGATCACCCACAAGTCCGATTTCCTACAGCGCATCAACGTCATCGGCGTGACTGAGATCAAGGGTCAAAAGGTGTTCCTGGGCGTGTCGGGTCCTGTGACCGGTCGCACCAACACCAAGACCACCGATCGCGAAGCCAAGGACGCATCGGCGCTGGATGACAGCACCTACGAGCTGTTCTCGACTGAATCTGACGTCAGCCTGCCTTACGCCAAGATCGACGCCTGGGCCAAGTTTCCGGACTTCCAGCAGCGCTACTCCGCCGCAGTGCAGAAGCAGATCGCACTCGACCGTCTGATGATCGGCTTCCACGGCCTCAAAGCGGCTGCGCAAACCAATCTCACTGAATTCCCGATGCTGCAGGACGTGAACAAGGGTTGGTTGCAGATCGCTCGCGAGCAGATCCCTGAGCAGGTTCTCAAGGAAGGCAAGGTCGCTGGAAAGGTGACGCTGGGCGAAGGCGGCGACTATGCCAACCTCGACGCCTTGGTGCATGACACCAAGCAGATGGTCGACGAGCGCGTTCGCGATGGCGGCGACCTGATCGCAATCATCGGCAGTGACCTGCTGGCCGCTGACAAAGCCAAGCTGTATGCCAAGCAAGGCGACCTGCCAACCGAGAAAGAACGCATCGAAGACGCTCAGGTCATCGCGACCTACGGCGGTCTGCCGAGCTTCAGCGTGCCTTTCTTCCCGGTCAACACCGTGGTGGTCACCAGCTTCGATAACTTGTCGATCTACTTCCAGGATTCCAGCTGGCGCAAGCAAACCATCGATAACCCGAAGCGCTCCCGCGTCGAGGATTACAACAGCCGTAACGAAGGCTATGTGATCGAGCAGCTGGAAAAGTTCGCCATGACTGAAAACGTCGAATTGGTGAAAGCATGAGCCTGGCACTGGCGCACAAACGCCGCTTGATCGCAGAAGGCCCAGCGGCTGCGATGGCCGGTGCCCCAATGGCTTATTCGGCGGACACCGCGATGTCCAGCCCTGCCAATGCACGCAAGCACTTGAAGTTGATGGAAGACGCGCTGGCGGGCGATCTGGAGCGCATCAGCGCGATCAACAGCCACTCGCTGCGCCAGTTGCTCAAGCGTGACGAGCTGCTGCCCAAATACCTGGATTACGTACAGCGGTATCGCGATTCGGAATTGAATTTCCAGAACTCGGTGTTGGTGTACGTCCTGATCTGGCTGTTCGACACCGAGCAGTTTACGCAGGGCTTGGAGCTGGCCGATTTCGCCATGTCCCAAGGGCAGGCACTGCCTGAGCGCTTCAACCGTGACATTCCGACCTTTGTTGCAGACGAGGTGATCGACTGGGCTGAGGCTGAGTTCAAGGCCAGGCGCAGCCCTGAACCTTACGTTTCCAACTTGCTGCCCCGCGTGGATGGCGAATGGCAGCTGTATGAGCGCATTCCTGCTCGTTACCACAAGTTGCTGGGAATGATCGCGCTGCACCGCAAGGACTGGCCTGTAGCAATTCACCACTTCGAACGAGCCGAACAGCTCTACGAAAGCATCGGTGTAGGGACGCGCCTGGCTGACTGCCGCAAGGCGCTGGCCAAAGCACAAGCCACCGCAAACGCCGGCAACGGCACCGAATAACCGACTACCCCCCCCCCCGGCGAGAAACTGTGGATGTGAGCCAACCATTTATGGCCCTGACCCACTGAAACAG